GTATAATTTTCAAAAAGAAATGGTTGGAACTTTTCATAACAATAGATACTCTATTTGTAAACTACCAAGACAATCTGGTAAGTCAACAACTATTATAGCCTTTCTTTTACATTATTGTATATTTAATGCAAATGTTAATGTTGCTATACTTGCAAACAAAGCAGCTGTTGCTCGAGACCTATTAGGAAGATTGCAACTTGCTTATGAAAATTTGCCAAAGTGGTTACAGCAAGGTGTTATATCTTGGAACAAAGGTAGTTTAGAATTAGAGAATGGTAGTAGAATACTTGCAGCTGCAACATCTTCAAGTGCGGTTCGTGGTGGTTCATATAATATTATATTTCTAGATGAGTTTGCTTATGTCCCAAGTAATATTGCTGAACAATTTTTTAGTTCAGTTTATCCTACCATATCCTCTGGTAAAACTTCTAAAGTAATTATAGTTTCTACACCTCATGGTATGAATATGTTTTATAAATTATGGAGAGATGCTGAGGATCGTAAGAACAGTTATGTTCCTATTGAGGTTCATTGGACTGAGGTACCTGGTAGAGATGAAAAATGGAAAAAAGAAACAATAGCAAACACAAGTGAACAACAATTTAGAACGGAGTTCGAATGTGAGTTTTTAGGTTCTGTAAATACTCTTATTAATCCTAGTAAATTAAGAACGATGAGATATAGACAGCCATCAGTTTCTAATGCAGGTTTAGATATATACGAGCCAGTCAAAGAAGATCATAGATATTGTGTAACAGTAGATGTAGCTAGAGGTGACTTAAACGATAACTCAGCATTTGTTATTTTTGATGTAACACATATACCTTATAAGGTTGTAGGTAAATATAAAAACAATGATATTAAACCTATGATGTTTCCTGGTATTGTAGAAAAAGTCGCAAGAAATTATAATCAAGCAGAAATACTTGTTGAGGTAAACGATATTGGTGGACAGGTTGCTGACACTTTACATTATGAGTTAGAATATGATAATTTGATCATGGTATCACAAAGGGGTAGAGCAGGACAAGTCGCAGGTTCAGGATTTAGTGGGAAAGGTGCTCAACTTGGAGTTAGAACAACTAAAGCAATTAAAAAATTAGGGTGTTCAAACTTAAAAACACTAGTAGAGTCCGATAAAATTATTATAGAAGACTTTGACATAATATCTGAAATGTCAACATTTATATTAAAGGGAACATCAAAGTATGAAGCAGACGATGGCTCTAACGATGATTTGATGATGTGTTGTGTTTTGTTTGCCTGGTTATCTAATCAGACCTATTTTAAAGAACTAACCGATCAAGATATAAGAGCAAGATTATATGAAGAGCAAAAGAACGCAATAGAACAAGATATGGCACCTTTTGGCTTTCTGAATGATGGAGTAACTGATCAAGATGAAAATTTTGTTGATCCCTATGGACAAAAGTGGGAAACCGTCAAAATTATCAAAGGTCAGTAAATTATAAATATTTGAACGACAAACTATTAATTTTAAAAGGAGAATAAAAGATGGCTTTTCAAGTATCACCTGGTGTTCTCGTAACGGAAAAGGACCTTACTAACATAGTTCCTGCTGTATCAACTTCGATTGCAGGTGTTGTTGTAGTTAGTGAGAAAGGGCCGATGGACGAAATCACTCCGATTTCAAGTGAAACAGAATATGTAGAGAAGTTTGGTGAACCAACTTCATCTAACTTTGAGTTCTACTACAGTGCAACCAACTTTTTACAATACGGAAACGCATTAAGGGTTGTAAGAGCAACTCCTGCCAATGCATTAAATGCAACTGATTCTGGCAGTGGGGCTTTAATTAAAAATACACAAGACTATCTTGATAATTTTTCTGGTGGAAGTAACAGTAAAGGTGAATGGGCTGCAAGAGAACCAGGAGCAAAAGGAAACAACTTAAAAGTTTCTATATGCCCTAACTCTACTGCGTTTGGTCCACATTCAATGAGTGGTAATCTAGTTAATGACGCTTCAGCGGCTATCGGTGATACAACAATTTCTGTTGACGATGGTAGCTTAATGCAAGTTGGCGACATACTAGAGTTTGGTAGTGCTACAGCCTTTACAGCTGCACCTTCAGGATTTTATTATAAGGTAACTAACATTAGCACAAACTTATTAACAATCGCAAGATATAACCCATCAACTGGAGAAACAGAAACTGGTGGATTAAGACACGCTGTTGTTGATAACGCAAAAGTGCTAAGGCATTGGGAATACTTTTTCCAATTTTCACAACCACCTGGAACTACAGACGATGTAGCAAATGCAGGTGGCTCACTAGACGAAATGCATATTGCTGTTGTTGACGAAGACGGAGGTATCACAGGAACTTCTAATACCGTATTAGAAACTTTTGAAGGTGTATCTCAAGCATCTGATGCAAAAGACGCTCAAGGTAATAGTAACTTCTATAGTGATGTTATTTTCCGTGCAAGTAAATTTATCTATTGGATGGACCATGACTCAACATTAGCTAATTTGGGTTCTAGTAAAGTAGGACAAACTTTTGATAATACAGGTGCTAGTAATGCATTCCAAGTCTTAAACACTTCACTTACAAGTGGTGCTGATGGTGATACAATCACAAACGCACAACTAGCAACAGCTTATGAGAAGTTTTTAG